GTAAGCCTCGGACCCTGCCGGCCAAAGTTGCCACGCTTCGACGTGCCCTCAGTCGTGACCAGGCCGCCCGGTTTCATACCGCGCTTCGCGTTCACAACCTGGAAGATGTCCGCGCCGTCCCTAATCGCCTGCGCCTCGGCCTTGCCGTACTTCTTGTCCTGCTCAGCCTCAGGCATCGAGCGGAAATACTCATACGGGTCATGTATTAGACCCTCGGACTCAGCCGCAGCCCGTGCCGTCGTCTGCACATGCACACAATCGCACTTGGGATGCCGCTGAAAGCCTGTGTTCCACCTGTAGAACTTGCCCGCAAGAACGGAGCAGCGGGGGCATGACGGCGGGTTCAGCATCCGAACATAACCGACGTTCCGGCGCGTCACCGTATCAGCACCCGCCGCAGCCCTACCCGCGTCCGCAACCTGCGTCCGGGCAATCGTCGTCAGGAACTTACCACCCTGCTTCAACGCCTGCTTAGGATCCATGCCGCCAGCAATCAGCGTCTTAGTGTGCGGAACCGGAGCGTAAAGCAGGCCCTCCAAGGTCCGGCCATCCGACGCGAACCCCGAGAACGCCTTAGGGTTCACAAAGAACTGCGGCGCCTCATACAGCCCCTGTTCAGCGAGCGTAGAAGCCCCATAAGACGCCCCAGCAGACGCCGCCTGCACCTGCACCCCAGCAAGCACCGGAACAAGCGCAGGGACCTGCGCAGCCCACGAACCGGACAGGTCCCCGAGACTAACCTCAGACCACAAATCAGCGCCCGCCAACACCACAAGCGCCTGGAGCCGCTGCATCTGCCTGTAATGCTTCACAGCGGCATCCGGAACCATCGACTAGCCCCCGTTCACAGACCTAGCCAGAGCTGCAATATCAGGATTCGACTTAGCGCGAGCATCCATCTCCAACATGCGATTGCGCTGCTCCTGCGAGTAGCCCATATCCTCACGCGCCTGCTCAACAGGCAGAATGCCCGTCTGAACCATCTTCACGGCCGCATCAGCCTTCTGCGCCACAGTCGGCGTAGACGGGTCACGCCACACAGTTTCAAGGCCCTGAGCCGCCGGATCCCACTTGCCATTCTTGAACCGCAGCACAAGCCGCTGCACGTCCTCCCAAGCGCCACCCAAATAGGTATGCTTCCGCTCAACTCGCTTCACCAACTGAGTTTCGGAAGACCGGATAGCATCAGCCGACGCCGGGTTATCCCCAACAAAAGACAGGTAATGCGGCGGGAGAGCAAGCATCTGAGACGCGAGCTGGGCAAGTAGCTTGATTGAGTTATGGAAGACAGCAAGATCAGACTCTTGGAACTGCCCAAACTTCGCGTCCGACTCAGTAGCCCACAGCCGGCCAGTGTCACGGGACCAAACGTTGAGCGGCTTACCGTTCGCGTCCACAAAATCGTCAGCCTTCAACATGGCAGCCCAACGACGCGGCATCGCATGATACTCACCCGACACCATCATGTCCGTAGCCATCTTGTTAGCCGCATCCGCCACCGGAATAACGTCCTGGAACTCAGACATCCCATCAGGCCGCAAGATCCGGGGCCGATTCACCAGCGGAACAACCGGAACGGCGCCCAACTCGTGATTATCAGCCTTGCCGCTCGACAGCCAGCCATCCTTACCAGCGGCGAAAGACTCTGTAGAGTTCGGCAAATACAGCGTTGCCCGCTGCACAACATCCGAACCCTCGCCCTCCTGCCACCGCTTGATAGCGGCCGACACCTTACGGGTGCGAGGATCACGCCCAGCAAACACCTGAAACGGCGACTCCACCGACACAAGCGGCGGATCCCCGTTGGCGTCCGGCGAGCCCACAATCACATACGAGCGGCCCAACACCAGAGAATCAAGATGCGCCTGCTGAGCCTGCTCATCCAAACCATTAGCCTGCCAAATAGCCCACAAATCATCATCCGATGAGTCAGACCCCCGATACCGGAACCCCTCAACATCAAGACGGTTCTCATACGCCTCAGCACCAAACCGCAGCCAGTTCAAAACAAGCTGAGAAACACGATCCCCAATCTCAGCCTGCATAGCCGGCGCCATGTACTTCAACGGCTGCTCGCCCTCAAAATACCGGTCCAACTTATCCAAACCAGGAATCTGCTGCGCCAGCTTAGTATCCAACCGGACAAGCGGAACAAGGGCACTAGATGCAGCCATTAGGCCCTCCATTCATTAGGAAACAACAACACGGCGCCGGGCAGGCGGCGGAGCCGGACGCCATCCACTCTTCAGCGCATCAAGACGCGCCTGGTTGGACATGCCGCCGGCCATTGCAAGGTCAATCTTTTTCTCTGAGTCGTGCCGCTCTTTTTTGACCGACCACAAGGGCTTGCCCTCTTCGTCAGCCATGCGGATCTCATACTTTTGCGCGTGACCGATATGCTCAGTCAGCTCTTTATCCCCGTTGCCGTAGACCGTGCCCGTCTTGATCGACTGGGCATAAGTCCGGCACATATAGGCGGTGTTCTTCAGGTTGCGAGAGTCGTTGTAAAACCACATGACAACCTTCGGCCCATACTTAGACGCCAGCGAGGACAGGAACTCATCCCAGCCCTGCGCCGGGTCACCATACATGCGGACCACACGGAAGCGCTTGAACAGGTCATCTGCCGCGGCCTCAACCTCAGTAGGATCCACGGGCTCATCATCAGTCGGAACCCACAAACCCATACGCTCCTGAAGGCCCGTAGCCATGTCAGTAGCAACAAGAGCCGTAGTGTCTTTCCACTTCGAGCCGTCAAACCCCAACGCAATATCAGCGCCGTCCGGGATCTTCGCGTCTACCTGTTTGAAAGACTCCCAAGCCTTCACGTCATACGCCTGCGCTGCCGCCTGCGTCCAACGATTCAGCCAGACCCGCTCCAAATAGGAAGAATCCACGCCGGGACGCTCCCACTGCTTAGCGATACCCCGCAAATCCGACCACTTAGCAACAGACGGACCCGAAGCCTCCCGGATAGCCTCAACCCGGTCCTCAAAACGGTCCAGATCATACTTAATCCCGGTATCAGGGTTATGCGTGCCAGCCTCACGGTGGAAATAGAACAACTCCGGCTCGGGAATCTCGCCACGGGCGATCTTCTCAGCCTCGTCCTTATCCTTCTCCGCCACCGAACCCTTGCCAGGTTCGCCCGCCGTCGTCGTCCCCAATGACCAAGGATCATCAAGGGGACGCTTCGGAAGGTTCGCCTCCATGGTTTCGTAAGCGTTGATAGACGTAGGCGAATCAAGCCGGTGCGTCTCGTCGTAGTACTGGAAGGTAGTACGCGCACCATCACGGGCGTTAGGCGAGCCAGCCAGAGGCACAGCCTTACCATCAGCGCCGCGAGGGCCAAGCCGCACAATCCGCTCAAGGCTAGAGTCAAACAAATCCGCGTCAGGCCCCTCAGTGCAGACCGTATACAACACGCCATACGCAAGCTCGTGAACCTGCTCCTGCGTATACGCCAGCATCGGGCAATACGGGTCACGCACAGGCCGCCCAACAGGGTTACCGTGGGCATCCCAGCCGTCAAACCGTACCGGCCCCTCAGGATGCAACTCAGCGAACGTCAGCCAGCCGCCGAACTCCGTCTTAGCCGTACCCTTACGCCACGAAAACCGCACACGCCTAAACCGCCGGCGGCCCGCGTACTCATGGCCCTTCGGATAAACCTCGTAAGCCTTCCAAATCGCGGCGCGCTTCTCATCATCAAGCTTCGCGGGCTCACCCTTCAAAGAACCCGGCCCGAAAACAGCGCGTTCCTCAATCAGGTCACAAATCGCACCACCAAGTGAAGGCCAGGGCTCTTCATCAAACGACGGCACGATAACAGTGCTCAAAGCGCCCTCAGAACAGCCCTGGGGTCAGAGCCGCCAGACTTAGCGGCAGGACGGCCAGAGCCGCGGCGCTTAGTACCGCGCTCCACCGCCTCTTCGGACTTCTCAATCTCCCACTGCAACCGGCGACGGTCGATGGGAGACAGGCCAAACCGCTGCTCCTGCAAACGAATCTCGGCCGAAGCTTCCTTCCGTTCTTTAGCAGTCTCGGCAGTCCAAAAATCATCCTGGAGCATCGCCAGCTTGAACAGGCCATGCCGGTCAGAGTCGTCATACTCCGGAGCCATTGGAGACGCCCACAAAGCACGCCACCAATCCAACGTCATAGGGTGCCAATCATGCGGCGGCAACTCAGGCGCAACAATCGCAGCATCAGCCTTGATCGTCGCGGAAGTACTCGTCTTATTCCGACGCGCCCGCGTTCCAGCAGGCTTCGGGGCAGGTCCGGGCATCGTCAACTCCTACGGCTTTCGAGGGGCTCCAAAAAGTCCCGGAACCCGTACAGAACAAAATCACCC